TTCTAAAATAATAATAAATGAGTGATTTAACAGCACGAATAATAATTAAAAAAGGTGAGGGTACACCAACCATTCCAACAAGTAGCGACCATAGAGATGGTAGCTGGTTAAGTACGGATATTTATGAAGGTGAACTTTATTTAGATACGATTAACGGATTAAATTACACACGTTACGGAAGTACAATCGTAGAGCTATTCCCAACTTCTACAGGATTAGCAGGGAATGAATTTGTATTTATATTTTCTAAGTTAGATTTTCCAACTGCCGTGAGTGGTGTTATAACACTTGTAGACAACTATACATATTTCATAACTAAAACGATTGACTTAACAGGAGATAGGCTTGTAGGTGGTGTTAATACAACTATTATAGGTGGTTCATCTGAAAACTGTATATTAAAATCAACAGGTTTAAGTAGTTCAACCGCTCTAATTACTTCTGTTTATTCGTTACCTATTCGTAATATAACCATTACACACGGCACGGCATTGAATTTAGATGGTGATGGCACTACTACAGCATTAGATTGGTTTGGTGTGAACTTCAAAGATTGTGCAATTGTGGGTACTATTAAAGATTATTCAAATTTTGTAATGAGTGATGGAGCTTTCTTAAATAGTGGAAACCTTACTTTTGATGGAACTATCGGAACTATTGGAATGAGTAATTGCCTATTTGATTGTACAACAGGAGCGACAGCATTAATATTGCCAAGTACATTAGTAGTAAGCAGAAGGTTTAGAGTTATCTACTCTTCGTTTGTTGTGTTGAGTGGTGAAACAGGTATAAGTGTTGATGCTTCAGCAACTATTTCAAGTGAGAGATACATTTTAGACACTTGCAATTTCAGTGGGGGTGGTACATATACAAGTGGGGTTGCATACACCGATAACAAGGCTTTATTTGTGAATTGCGTAGGTATATCAAATACTTCTACAAAGGGGTTTATGTATATGCTAAACAACACAACAGATACATCTATCGGAGTGCCTAACACAAACACATTCATTAAAGCAACAGGAACAACAATAGCTGGAACGAACTCGAAATTTACACACACAACAAACAGACTAACATACAATGGAGCGTTCACTAATTCATTTTTAGTAAGTGTAAATGCAACAGTTAGAAGTGGAGGTACAAATCAATCTATTTCAATCGGAGTTGCTAAGAATGGTACCATAATAGCAGAAAGCGAAGGGATTATAAGAACAGCAACAGCAAACGTTGAACACGGAGGAAGTACACAAGCAGTTCTTGAAATGGTATCGACTGATTACGTTGAACTATTTGTAAAGAATACTTCATCAACAGATATTCGTGTAACAGATTTTAATTTTAATGTTGTAAAAATACCAGTATAAAATGGCAGAAGAAATAATTTTCAAATTAGGAGTTGACACTGGGGATAGTGCAGCACAAGTAGGAGCAATAGACAAAGAATTTGATGCCTTAAGAAAGTCAATAAAAGACACCGAGAAAGAAGTAGATAATTTATCCAAAGATTTTGGTGCTAACTCTCAACAAGCTGAGGCAGCAAGAAAAAAACTATCAAACCTAAATCAATCATACAAAGAATTAAGCAAAGCAGCAACCGATGTAAGTGCTAAATTTGAGGATGTTTACGGAGAACTACAACCGCTTACAACCCGAATGGGTGAAGCAGAAGATAGGCTTTATGAGTTAGCATTGGCAGGTAAAACAAACACAAAGGAATACCAAGACTTACTTGAAACAGTTGCAAGGTATAGACAAACACAAATCGAAACAGATAGGGTTGTTGATAATGCCGCTCAAACGTTTACTCAAAAATTAGGTGGTGCAATACAAGGAGCAGCGTCTGGCTTTCAGTTAGTACAAGGTGCTTCCGCTTTGTTTGGTGAAGAAAGTGAGGAGCTTGAAAAAACACTTTTAAAAGTACAGGCAGCTATGGCACTTGCCGATGGTATAGAAGGTGTTAGACAAGCATTGCCTATGTTTACAAACTTTGCTCAAGCTGTTAAAGGTAAAGTTTTAGGTGCTTTCACTTCATTAACCACAGCTCAAATAGCCAATGCACAAGCAACAGGAACAATGACCGCTCTACAAAAGGTTTATACTTTTATTGTTGGTACGTCAACAGGTGCAATGAAAGGCTTTAAGGTAGCCTTAGCAACATCAGGGATAGGTCTTGTTGTTGTAGCACTAGGAATGGCAGCAGAAGCCATGGGGTTGTTTGGAAGCTCAACGGATAAAACAACCGAAGCACTAGAAAAACAAAATGCAGAAGAAGAAAAAGGATTGAGCCTGTTAAACGAAGTAATAGGTGCAAGCGAAAGAAAACGTAATGCTAAAAAAGGCGGTTTAAATGACTTAGAAAAAGAGTTAGCACTAAGCAAAGCAAAAGGTGTAAGTGATGCTGAATTATATAAATTAGAACGCGATGTTTTAGATAAGCAATTATTCAATGCACAGGTTCGATATAATTCTTACGATTTATTAAGCAAAAAAGAACGTGAACAAGCAAGAGCAACACACGATGAAATAAGCGGTTTAAAACTATCAATGCAGGTATTAGATACTGAATTCTATGCTAAAAGTAAAGAAAAACGCGAAAAAGCAAATGAAGAGGCTACAAAAACACGTCAAGAGGAACACAAAAAACAATTAGAAGAAATAAAACAAAATAATCTAAAAAAAATTGAGCTTGAAAACGCTCGTATATTAGAACAGGAAAATTTAGAGAATGAGTATTATGATAGTTTTAAAACTCAGCAAGAATTAGAAGTTCAAGCAGTAAGAGATAAATACAATAAAATAATTGAAACTACTACTGATAACGAAACTCTAAAACTTGCAAGACAAAAAGAATTAGATGTTATTGCTAATAAATACAAAGTAGAAAATGATAAAATAGAATCAGATAGGTTGTCAAATATAGATAAGCAGTATGAGGACTATTACAATCAATATTACGATGCTACAACAGCAGCTTATCAAAAAGAACAGGATGCAGTAAATGAAAAATATTTTTATTTAATTGAAAAAGCAAAAGAATATGGTCTTGAAACAATTGAACTTGAGAAAAAAAGACAGGAAGAGTTAGATAAAATACAAACACCTGAGAAACAAGCAATTAATGAGTTTAAAAATTTATATCGTGAACTTTCAACAGCTATACAAACTTCAACTGAAATAGACCTTAATAACCTTCAAACAAAACACAGCAGTGAGTTAGAGTTATTAAAGGATAACTACGGAGAGAAAGAAAACTATGCGGACTTAGAGTATGGTTTAAAGATGAGGCAATACAATGAGGAAAAAGCAATAATAGACAGGCAACGTGCTTTTGCAGAATTTCAAAAAAAGATTGCGATTGTGCAAACAACGATTGATACTGCAAAGGCTTTATCTGCAACAATTAGCGGTGCAGCATCAGCAGCATCAGCAGGTGGACCAGCAGCACCATTTTTATTGGCTGGTTACATAGCAAGTGGAGTAGCCACAATTTCAACAGCTTATGCTAAGGTAAAAACTTTATTAAATTCCCCTATGCCAAGCATACAACCGCCAAAAATGCCAAGAGATATGAAAGATGGTATTTCAGGAGACGTCTCGAATGGTGAAACACAAACAATTCAAGCTCAAAGTACTTATAAAGTGGTGGTAGTTGATTCAGATATAACGAATATGCAGAATAAAACAAAAAAAGTACAAGCTATTAGTACTATTTAACATAATAATTACTATATTTAATCAACAAAGTTCTTTGATATGTTGCCATTTTACGAATTGACCATTGACGAAAGTCAGGAAACAGGTGTAGATTTTAATGCTTTCGTGCTACGTCCAGCACATGGAAAGCCATATTTTGCATTCAATAAAGATGAAAAGGTAGCATATCATTTTAATGAAGAAAAGCGAATTGTTACAGGTGTAATGATTTCTGCTAACACACCAATTCCAAGAAGTAATCCTGATAGGTTTGTACTATTCAAGCCTAAAACAATCCATTTAATTAGAAAAAAAAATCTCGCGAATGGTTTTGCTGATAACGTAAATGTAGAACACGACCCAAACAAAGTGTTAACAGGTGTTAGAATGGTTTGTGATTATATTATTTCAGATATTAGACAAATACCTTTGCATTTTAGAGGGCAAAATTTACAAGTAGGTACATGGTTTAGGTCGTATAAAATAGACAATCCCTCTGTATGGTCAAGAATAAAAAAAGGTGAGTTCGCAGGCTTTTCAGTTGAGGGATATTTTGACAATAAAGAAATTAAACTAAAAACAAATAAATAATGAGTAAACCAACAAAATCAATCTTTGATTTCTTTCGTAAAGAAGAGGAAGTTAAAGTAACATTTGCAGAGGTTACAACTATTGACGGAATTGTATTGCAATACGATGGAGAGTTAGCAGTTGATACACCTGTATTTGTTTTAGATGAAGCAGGAGCGCAATTACCAGCACCTGAGGGCCAATACCAAGTTGATGTAGATGGAGTGATTACAATCATTTCTGTAGATGCACAAGGTATTGTTAACGCAGTTGAACTTCCAAGCGAAGAGGAAGAAACAATGACAAATGAAACTATGTCGAAAGAAGAATTTTCTTTGATGACTGAAAAAATCATTTCTGACATTGATTCACGTTTCAAAGCGTTAGAGGATAAGTTCAATGAGTTAGCTAACGTTAAGGAATCTAAGTTCAAAGACGAACGTAAAAAAGTAGAAGTAAAAGAAACAATGAGCGTTTCAGAAATTTTAAACAACGTAAAAAACAAATAAAATGAGATTAGACAAAACATTAAAAGAGAAATTCGGTTACGATGTAAGCGGTTTAGCAGCATGGAAAGATAACAACCTTCCAAACATTACAGCTGATTTAGTAGGAACATCTTCTTTCTTAGAAAAATTGATGTTAGAAGAAGGGGTTAAAGGTTCAAGAGAAATTGCACTTTTATCTTCTTCCGTTGCGTTACAAGCTAAGGCAGCATGTACACCATCACCAGATGGTTCTGTAGTTTTCACTGAAAAAGTTTTAACAACTAAGCCATTATATATGGGTGTTGAGTTTTGTAATGAAACTTTAAACACTAAAATGACTCAAGTATTAAATGCTTTGGGAATGAAGTCTCAAGAAGGACAATTACCAGCTCCATTAGAAACTATCTTAATGGCTTATTTGACTAAGCAATTACAGAAAAAAGCTGAGCGTATCGTTTGGTTAGGAGATACAACATCTTTAGATGCTGAGTTAGTTCACTTTGACGGGTTGAAAAAATTGTTAGAAGCAGATTCAGCAGTTTTGAAAACAACAGCAACTTACGCTTCTTTGACAACTTCAAATGCTTATTCAGCAGCTTACGAAGTTTTCACTAAAATTCCAGCTGAAATTTTTGATAACCAAGTTGAGGTACAATTATTCACAGGTCGTACAGAGGCTTTAGCTATTATTTCACAATGGAATACAGCAAATGCATATGATAGAATCACTTACACATCTGAGGGTGGTGCTATTCGTTTCTTATTGCCACAAACAAATGTTGAGGTAGTTACTTTGCCTGCATTAGATGGTAAAGGGGATATTTTCGCTATTCCTACTTCATTGGTATTTTTAGGTACTGATTCACGTGAGGATGAGAATTTTGATATTAAGTACGATGCTTACAATGAGAAGTTGAAAGTAGATACTTCTTTCAGATTAGGTGTACAATACGTATTCCCTCAGTATTTCGTGAGATTGAAAAAAGCATAATTATTAATTGAAGGGAGTGTAAAAACTCCCTTTATAAAACTTTATATATATGTGTGAAATTTTAAGTGGTTTTGGTGCTTTAAATTGCGATAGTGTAGCTGGTGTATCTACTTGGTATATTGGTTCTTTACGCGATGAGGCAACAGGAGCAGCAAACTATACGTACGCTCGTACAAATGGTTCTTTAACTGCAATGGCAAACGTTGGTGTAAAATTGTTTTATACTATCACTGTTGATGCTGAAATGTCTGATTTCGTAGTTAAATCAATCGGAACACGTGAAAATGCTTCAAGTGGTTTTGAGATAACAGGTAACATTAAATTAGCAGGTAACACCGCGACAATGATTCAACAATTAGAAGATATTTCTAAAGATAGACTTTGTTTGATTGCTAAGTTGAACGATGGTAGTAATGAAGTTTTGGGTTTAGATAACGGATTGAAATTTAATTTTGAACGTGCTTCAGGGACTAAATTTGAGGATATGAACGGAGTTACTTTAACTTTCTCAGGTAAGGAAAAGAAAAACGCACCTAAAGTATCTGACGTTATTGCAGCAGCTTTAATTGTTTAATTTGAATTGATTATTAATTTAAGGGTAGTGTAATAGCTACCCTTTTTTATTATGTTAAATATGGAATATAAGAAAGAATGGTTAAATACCAACGTATATATAGACAAATTGAAATGTTTTATGTTGTGTAACGAAGAAAATAAAGAAATTTTAGCTAAATTTATACCTATAATCTTTGAAAATGATGTTAATACTAAGGCAAGCGAGCCTAAACCAAGTCGCGTTAACGTTAAGCGAAAAACAAAATGATTTAAATCCTTTAATTTGGTTGTTTAGATTTATTAATGAACAATCAAAAGAGGATTATTTTTGCCACTTAACCGACCTTAGTGGATCACAAGATAGGTTTAACTTGTTTCATTTAATCGAAGGTACTTCTATAACTTTACCATTAGGAGAATATACCTATGAAGTTTATCAAATGCCTATCACAGCAAGCAATATTTATGCAAATGGTTTACTTTGCGAGAGTGGTAAAGCACGCGTAAAGACTGCGACAACTTCACCTTATCCAACCTATTATAACACACCAACAACACGAAAAGTTTATGAGTGATAATTACATATTTAGAGAGGCTAAAATACCGATGCCTACTGAAAAGCAGAAAGCTGGTCAACAATGGGTGGCATGGGGTGAAGATAACTTGTACCCTCAATTTCTTGTTGGACTTTATTACAACTCATCTATACACCAGGGTATTGTTAATTCAAAGGTTAAATACATTTCATCAAATGGTTTAGATTCTAAGACTACGGATGTTGCTAAATGGGATTTGATTAAGAAAAATGGTAACGCTCCTTTCTCTTTGGATGAGATTTCTACAATGATTTGTAAAGACTTTGAATTATTGGATTCTTTCGCTATCTTATTCAAGAAAAACATTATCTCAAAATTTTGGGATATGCACCATATTTCAGCAGAACTTATCCGCAAGGGTGAAACAAGTGAATATTTTTATTATTCTGAAAATTGGAAAGAAAGAAACCAAACAGAAGAAAAAACAGGTTTCAAAAAGATTAAGAACATTGAAGATGTAACGGATCAAGATAACGAATGTATATTATACGTTTCTTCAAGAAGTAAACAGCATATAGTTGACGAAAAAACAGGTATGCTTACTAAGTCTGTATATCCGATTCCTTCTTATAGTGGGTGTATCAATTCAATCATGGCATCTATTGAAATGAACTATTTCAGATACTCTGAGGTAGTGAATAGCTTCAAAGGTGGTACAATGATTAACATTCCAACAGGAGCGCCTGAGAATGAACACGACAGAAAGAAATTAGTTAACCAACTTAAAGGAGAAAGTACAGACCGAGATAAACAAGGCGGTATTATCGTAACCTTTTCGAGAGGTAGCGAAAATGCAC